ATCCTTAATCTTGATTTTCATAATCAATCCCTCGCTGCTTTCTAATATTCAATCCCTGTAATTTCCGTAAATTCTTCGGCGGTGATCCAGCCTTTTTCTACGGCATCACGCACGCGGTTTTCTTTCCAAAGACCAGAATCATAATAGCCTTTAACCTTTTCAAACTTCTTGCTCATCTTCTGCTACCTCGCTTTCGGTTTCATCTTCCTCAAGCTCTACATCTGCCATCATGGCAATATAGTCCAAGTCAGATTGTAATTTTGCATTCTCAGATTTTAGCTTCGCGTTCTCATTTCTTAAGCGCACAATTTCAGCTTTTGTGTCGATGATTTTAAACATTTCAATTCGTCCTTCCATACTTCCTTAAAATAGGCATCCATCTGAGTCACTAACTCGTGACAATTGCCAGCCGCCGCGTGCGCTCGCCAACTGTTATAGCTTTCTTTAGCCCTGGCGTAGGTTACCTTGCCATCTAAATAAAGCTGGTGATAGATGCGAATTTTTCTGCGTCGCTTGGAAATGTTTTTGTGTACCAAGCGCACGATTACTTTTCCGCTAGAGGAAATGTAATAGCGAAAGCCTAGCATTGAAAAGCCATTTGTAAGCTTTACAAGCTGACATTTCGTCGGATGCAGTTTAAGGCTTATGCAGTCAAGAAACGCGAAAATCTTGTCATAAGCTTCACGCAGATACTCTTTTGACGGTCCTATAATTACTAGGTCGTCACTGTACCTTTCGTAAAATTCAATATGTAAACTTTCTTTGATGTAGTGATCTAGCGGACTAAGAAGCGCTAACTGCATAATCTGATGCGGTTCTGCGCCTAATCCGACGCCTACGCCTGGATTCTCGTCGTTTACATTTCTGTCAATAATCTGACAGATTCTTTCGTAGGCCCACATGTCTTTGATCTTTTTGTAATTTAAAGATTTCAGCACATCATGACGCGTACTGCCAAAGAAGTCTTTTATATCTAATTTAAAGGCGTATCCTTCCTTACCGTATTTATTGCGGTAAGAAATTAAATCCCTACGCAGTCTTTTTCGGATATAGTCTGTACCTTTCCCTTTTTGACAAGCGCCATTTTCAGCGGTAAATGATTTAGCCATTAAAGGGACGTAGAACGCCTTACAATACGCTCTGTTGAAGACCCTGTCTTTCATTCGTACCGCTGAGATTTTTCTTTTCTTGGGTTCATATATGTAAAACACATTATATGGACTGATTCTGTAAGTCTCTTTATCGAGTGACCTTTTTAATTCGTAAACAGACATCGGGCCGTTTTGGACAAATCCGGCCACACTGTCTTTCCACATGACACCGTGGGAGCAGTGAATCATGGCGTCATATAGATTGTCGTAGTCACATACGACTTCTTTTATACTCTTTTTCTTCGGCATAAAAATATTGGACCTGCGCTTTCTAGCCGCCACATAGCGTTTCTTCAAGACACTAGGTTTTGGCGTCACAAGTAGTATTCGGCCGTACAGCCTGGGTTATCAGACTCCCTGCTAAGAATTGAACCATTCGCCCGCAATAGCGGGTTACTCTATTACTGCATGTCATAGCAGTCGGGGGCGGCGGCATTCGCGTTGTTCGCGTTGTTGTTGTTGTAAGCACCCGTCGGATTCACATTGCGCACATTGTAAGAGTTCGAAACGTTCGGAGAGCGAAGCCACGGCAATAAACAGTCCGTAACCCATATTTATTAAATCTTGGCGTACCGTTTTTCGTCGGACTCCATCCAAGATTTTAAAAGTGTTTTAACACCATCGATGAGACCGCACCAATAATTCATGCGGTCACCAGGGACGTTGAAAATATATTTAGCGATTTCAATAAGCTCAACTAAAGCTGCCAAGTCTGCTTTCGCTTTCTTTTGGTAAGAGCGACGCAAAGTCCAGTCTGCTTTAGTCTGCACGAAAACAGCATTTGCTCTTTTAATATCGCAGCTTATCTCTACCGCATTTTCTACGATTTTATATGTCAAGCACCATCTATAGCGCTTTGGAAAGTTTTTCTCATTTGAGCAAATTCTTACTGTGTATTTCGCTAGTCGGTTTGCCCGTATACCAAGCTCAAATTTGGTTTGAGTTCGTAGCTCTGGTGGTACGTTGCTCATAGGAGACCTCCTTCATTTCTGAATCAGTTCCCGGCCCCGCCGGGGCCGGATTTAAGATTAGGCGATGCAGCAGGCGGGGGCGGCGGCAATCGCGCCGTACGCGTTGCCGTTGGCGTAAGCACCCGTCGGAAACACATAGCGCACATGACAAAAGTGCGAAACGTCCGGAGAGCGAAGCCACCAGTATTGCGCAGACGTTGAATTGGTGAGCGAATACTTGATGCGGTTCTTGTCTGCACTGTTACTTGCTGATGTGTAATCGGAGAAATTCTTGTAGTACGCGTAAGGTTCGTCGCCTTCGATTTTTGTACCGTTACCAGGCATGAAGACCTCTCGCTCACTCAGCAGCCAGAATTTGTCTTTCACTTCGTCATACCCTCCGCCATCGGTTACGGTATTTCGGTTTACCTTTTTTGTGACTGCGGTTGCTACGGCTACAAGTTCAGGGTCAAGCAGGCTTTGAAATCCGTCAAGAGTCGTGTTCCATGAAGGTGGGCGGTCGTATTTTGTTTGCGGTGTCCAAACGGAACCTTTTGTTTTACTGGAATTTAGCCACTGCCGGATAGCGGATTCTTTGTAGTTGTTGCTTCCGTATCGGATTCTGTGAATTTGATTCAGCGTCGTACCATCACATGTACCCAAGCTCGTGCCAGAGCTTCCTACCGAAGCGTCTACAGTCTCTAAAGCGGTTGTGGACTGTCGTGTCTCATAAAGGCTTGCTTTCGTAGGCGTGTCGTTTACAAAAGTACCAATACAGATTACACCGCCTGCCGGCAATTCCACTGTCGTTGTAAATTGATACGTTACATTGTTAAACACAAAATTATAAGTTCCGGCTGCAAGTGCGGCATCCGCATAATACATCGCTTCACCAGAGTCAAACTGAATAGAAGGAATCGCTTCTACCAGTCCGATTGTCATAGAATTTTCAGCGTCGCGGTCAAAGTCGAGTACTTGCCAATGGCATTTTGTGCCGTTGTAGGTTGACTCGATGAGCTGACCTACGCTGAAAATACGTTTAGCGACACCCGCACGTACGACGCGCTGAACATCTTCCCAAGACTCGGGAGTAGCGATTGTCCCTGTAATTGCACCCGCGATTTCATTCAGCGCGGCTACTTGTGCATCCATTTTTTCAATGTATGCGTCGTTGGTTAATAAATTAAAAGTCGTTTCTGCCATGCGTTAAGCTCCTTAACTTGTAATAACTCCTACTGGTTTCCCATCGACCAGCCGGATTGAAAAGTGATATTCGATTTTATTTGTTACGTCCTGAACCGCCAAACTGTCCGCGTCTTTGTCTGCGGCAAAAGCTTCAAGCGCTTTATTTGCAGCATCTGTAGCAGTCTTGGCATTAGCTGTCGCGGTATTTGCATTTGTGGTAGCCGTATTTGCCGCGGTTGTAGCAGACGTAGCGTTATTAGTAGCGCTGATTGAGTCTTTCAGGACTTTCTCATTCAGAATTGTCTTGAGGACACTTTCAAGGATGTCCTGCGTTACAACTTTTCGTACTGTAGCCATTAGCTTGCTCCTTCCACTGCTTCTGCGTAAACGCTGTCTACGATTGAGGCTGCTTCACTCTCAGTCATGAAATCGGATTCAGTAATCATATAGACGCTCTCTTCCTGGTCGCTGTTGATTTCATAATCCGGTAAAGACTCAGCAACTTTCATCGCGATTGCTTCCGTATTCCACGACTGTGTAACCTTCTGATTCTCTTTAATATTCGCGGTAACCTTCACCTGGACTGTCCCGGCTTCCTTAAAGACAGAGCTTTTCGGCAGCCAGTCAAAAGTCACCTGATCCTCGGTGATCGTAATATCACTTGCGCTGATATAGTCCTTTGCTTTAACCGTTTGGTCCTCGTTTTCGTAGATCACGAAAATGTCTGCCCTGCCAAGGTCGAACTTTTTAGAAGGCCAGCGGTCGAATTTAAACGTCAAAACACGCGCTGAGCTATCACCAACAACGCCAAGGTACTTGTTGCCGGATGGGGAGTATAGCTGTGTGTTATTGCGTAGTGTTAAATAATTTTCCATAATCAATCCTTAATAATTGGCATTAAAGCGAGAATTGAGCGCACATTTACTTTTTCAAAAGCGGAAGTCAGCTCTTCACGCGTAAACGTGCCGACCTCAATATCTGCCGGAAGAGACATGAGTTTTTCCCATTCCTTGGAGTCTGGGCTTCCATTCTCGTCTTTTGGAATCGTCTGCGCGGCCATACGAATAGCACTTCGTTTGGCATCCAGTTTCGTAATTACATCCGCTAAACGGAAGGCTACGCCGACCTCAATGTCTTTGTCTAAAAGAGTTTCGCAAGCTGAGTACACATTCAATACATCAAGATTTGTCATCGGCTTTTTCTCCTTCTTTTTCATTCGATTTTGGTTTTTCATCTGAATATACGACACAAGGCTGAATTTCTACATCGGGAATAATGATTTTCATAACTTCATCCTTTCTATACACTGCAAATAATTCCATTAATAACTTTACAAGTGTAATAAGAAGTAAAACTTGAATTTGCTGAAAGGTACAGCGTCGCGCCGTTTCCAATTGTAGTGCCTGAGCCTATGCTCGATTGCTTTTCCAAAGCCAGCGCGGCCCCTGAATTTATAAATTGGATTCTAGGGTTAATAATCGCTTTACTGTGCATATGCAGGTCATATCCCATATGTAAAGGTCCATACATGTAAAAACTATCCTTTGTAAGACCGGATATAGGGTCTTGCGTATCCGCACCAAAGCCATTCGATACTCCTGAAACGGTTTTATTCGCGTAAAGGAATTTTGTCGTTACGGTGTCGCTAGAATTGTTTGATCCGATGATAAGCCCTGTAGCATCCGAATTTAGAGCAAGACTTAAAATTCGGTTAGCATCCGCCTCGTAGCCGGAAGTACCAATAAATCCGGTTGCGGTACCCTTGTAATAAAAGTAAGTACCGCTAGAACCTAGCGAGCTTAAAAGCTTACTGTCACTTCCATATATATTTAATCGCGCATTTTCAAATTGGATATAGCTCGAAACTTTGTTCCACGAGATTCTCACGTGTTCGGAGTTCTGCTCAATCAATGTCCCAAAGTCAGCACTCGCTACTTTCAACTCAATATTTTTTGCGTTTTGAGAGATGCTGCTTTCATTTGTTGCAACCTTCTTAGCTAAGCTGTCATATGTTTCGGTTTTGACATAGCTGGAAAGGCTGTCTGATGTAGCTTTGATTTTACTTTCTGCGGTTTCCATGCGCCCGGCTAAATCGTTATAGGTTTCAGTCTTTACATAAGCAGACAAGCTGTCCGCGGTTGCGGTAATCGCGGATTCTGCACTTCCTACGCGCTCACTCAAACTATTGAAATCGATCTGTGAGACCTTTGCGCTGATTAGGCCATTCAGAGCTTCAAACTTTGTTGAAACGTTGCTGATAGTCTCATAAGTTTTGCCAACGTCGTCAAGGATAGAAGAGCTGAATGTTTCATAAATGCTGACATCCAACTGCGCGGTAGTAATACTGTTTGCGAGAATCCGGTCACCTACTACCCATCCATCACTGGTGATAATGGAGTCGTAAAGGCCATCTGCACCATCTGAACCATAGCCTAAACCGTTGATATTCAGTTTGAATACACGCTTCGCGGTTTCAATATTGCCTGTATCGGTAGCGGTCATTTCATTCAGACCGTATGACATGATACCGTTTGTACCGCCCGCATTTATTGCGTCGCTCGCTTCTTTTCGCGCTTCCTGAATCAGTGCATTCGTACCGGAATAGTAGCTGTTGAGCAACGCTTTTAAGGCTGCACTCTGCGCGTAAGTGAAATTACTTGCGCTTGCATATCCGCTCGTTGTAGCGGTCAGTCCGGTTGCCTTAATGGTAGTCGTACCGTTGAGTGTGTACGTTACGTGTGTGACAAGGCTTGAAAACTGCTGACCGTTTGTGTCAGTTATATAGATACCGTCAAGCGGCCATATATGAGGGTACGGTCTGCACGACATTTCGAAGGGCCTGTATGTCGTATTCTGTACTGACCTATATATATTGGAAAGGATTACCTTGATTTCTTCGGTTTGCAGCAGTGCGCACCCACTATAGGAGACAGGATAGTCGCAAGTCCCAACCTTATAAATATTTGAGTCCGTATGCTGGTAAGCTAATCCATCTATTACAAGATCATTCTCGAAAATGTCACTTGTGTACCGTCTGTCTAAAGTCAGGTTGAACGCTGGTGTCGTGTACCACGAAAAGACAAGTTTTCCTTCATAGTTGATATAGGCACATTTGCCCATCAAAAAAGCACACCACTGAATAAGCGTTCGGTAGGTAATTGTTTCCGCCTCTTCCGGCAGTCCTGTAATTTCATAAAGCGAATTACTATATGAAATAAGCGTGTCGTAGTCGATACCTAATGGAACCCCACAAATGTCGCAGCACTTTAAAACCATGGTTGCAACCGTCATTGGGAAAGTCAGGCCCTCAATTTCTTTATCGAATAGAACCATTCTATCCAGGGCAGTCAGCTTCACGGATCCGCGTTTTCTCGGCGGTGTATCTACCAGGAAGTAACCTAAAGGGACGAGCTTCTTAACGTCTTTCCACTCATTGTATAACCGGACTTGGATGTACATTTCAGCGCCTTCAAATCGGAAATTATCCCACTTTCCGTCGCTGTTATTAAGGTTTAAAGTCAGCTCTGCTGCAATCGCTGAGCCAACTTCAAGGGTGCTTCCAGAGACCGAATACCGGTCAACGGTCATACCGCTTGTAGGAATGTCATCCTCTGTGATTTTCGTGGTCGTACCGTCTGTAGCGGTTACCTCAATCAGCACACCTTGCAGACAGTTTTCGTCTAAAAGGTCTACATACTTTTTCTCAAGCGTGTACATACTAGTGGCCCGTCCTTTCGATAAAGTTAAAGGAAAGGCTTTCCACCAGGCCTAACTTCGCATTGTATAGCGGCGCTTCTCTGTCTCCGGTATAAAACTCACTGGTTTCAAATTCACCCGTCTTAAGGTTAAGAAAAGTCACATACATATACTCACTGTCTACGGCTTGCAGTATTTCAGCGCACTGTGGAACGGTGATATATTTCCACTCACACTCGAGCTTGTAACATTGACCAAGTCTGCGCTTGTCCATCTGCAAAGCTTCTGTACGTCCTGCGTCGGATGCGGAAATATCCATAACGGAAAATTTATAAGAAGAAGGGCATTTAATGCCCGAGCCGTTAACCGCTAGTATAGGGTTTCCGTAGTCCATATAAATGCCCTTTCTACGTGCTTACCGGCACGACGGTAACGCCATCGCGTGTGTTCTTACGTGATAGAGCGCTTGTAATTTGAGAAGTTGTAATTTCAACGGTGTTGTCTTTAGCAAGTAATTGCTGCAAAAGACGGTTCTGCTCACGCAGTAAGCTATTCTGTGAAGTCATAGCATCGCTTACACCGCGGCGCACTTTTTCGGCCAAATCCTCATCGTCGCGGTCAGCGTTGTCTACGGCCGTTGTCGTAGGTACTGAGCGGATCGTCGTGTTGACGTTATTCAATGCAGAAATTTGAGCGTTTGTGCAGGAAACGAATGTTTCACCGATTGCTCTGGAAAGCTCACTAATGGCGGACGCCATACCGCTTGCTACTGCTGAATGCATCGTGATAGCAAGCTGAGACTTATTCAGGATTTCTGTCCGTCCGTTGATGTTTCCGACGACTTCCGGTCCGGCTTCACCAGCAATAAAGACTGAGCCATGAGCATCGTATGTGCCGTTAGCGTAGTGCGGAATGCCGCTGAAACGGCTGAAATTTCCGTTGCTGTAAATACCGCCATCAGCGTTTAAAGAGGCAATCGTTCCACCGCTCAAAACAAGGCTGTTTGCTTTGGCCTTAACAGTGATCGTAGGCGTGTAGCCCAGGCCATCCTGGAAAGAGGTTGCCCTTGCGGTAACGGTTTTTGTTTTAGATCCTGTAGAATCTGAATAGCTGTTTGCGCGGATTGAAATATTTTTCGTTCGGCTTCCCGTACTATCTGTATAAGTAGTAGCGTTGCCGGTAATCTTTTTAACAATGGTTCCAAGACTGTCTTTCCAAGTTGTAGCTTTAGCAGTTACGTTCTTGATAATCGTTCCAAGGCTGTCCTTCCAAGTTTTAGCCTTGGCGGTAACATCCTTTACGATGGTTCCTAGATTGTCCTTCCACGTCTTGGCTTTTGCCTGTACGTCTTTTACAACGGTTCCAAGGTTATCCTTCCAAGTTTTTGCCTTGGCAGTAATGTCCTTAGAAATCGTTCCCAGCTTGTCTACCCATTTTTCAACATTTGCGACTGCCGGTACTTGGATTGCCGCAGTTGTAGTTCCTACTGAAACGTCAACGCTTGCAGAAGAATCACCGAAAAGACTTCCAATGAAATCGGCAACCGGATTGTTTGTGAAGAAATCTTTAATGCCCTGCCAAACATTCTTGGCAATTTCTTCACCTTTTTTCTTAACAGTCTCCCAGGTTCCATCCCCAAAAATCCCGTCAATCAGACCGCCGATGACACCGTTCCAGAGTGTGCTCCAAACCGCTTTAACGCCCTCAATAATCCAGTTAACGAATTTCTCTGCGAAAGTGCTTCCGTCCTGTGCGTCAATCGCTTCGCCAAGACTGCCAAGGATGCCGGATATAACCCCTGCACCAAACTCGACAGGCACTTTTAACGCGGCCCCAAGTAAGCGGAAAAGTTCATACGCGAAGTCAGACCAGTCAACACCGCCCAGGGCCTCAATAATGCTTTCACCTATGCTCTTTCCAAAACCATACCAATCGACCTCATTGAGCCAGTCAGCACCTTCCGCGAAAATACCGGTGAAAATATCAACCAAAGTCTGAATTACTTGAGTCCAGTCAAGCTCTTCAATTGCGCCGATCAGGAAGTCAGCAATATTGGTGAACCAAACGACGATAGTACGTCCGATAAACGTTCCATCTATTTCAGAAAGTGCACCGTTGATAAGATCTGCGATGCCGACACCGATATTTTTAAAGTCAACTCCTTTTAAGAAGTAGTAGGCTGTCTGGATTGCACCATTTAGGCCATACCCGATTTTCTTACCGATTGAATTAAAGTCAATTGCATCGACAATGCTGTTTACCTTATCTGCCAGCAGAGTACCCAGTGTTTGCCAGTCACCTGCGTTAAAAGCTTTCTTTAAAGCGTCGGCAAAGTTGGCAATATCAGAAGCAATCGGCACCTGTTCAAACATGGAGCCGTAGTCAGTTCCGCTGCCGCTTCCGCCTCCGCTGCCACCAGAGCCGGATGAGTTATCTGTCAGAGTGTTCAGCTCATCAAAGCTCATAATCGACTTCTTTAGGTCTGACACACCGGATGCGGCGTCGCTCGCACTAGAGCCGACACTTCCAAATGTTGTAGCTGCACGACGTGCAACGGTAGCGGTAGAGCTTCCAGTCAAACGCGCGATGAGCATGTTGAACCAGTTCAGCAGTTCGACTACTTTTTCAATGACATATTCAATAGCCGGAGCAACCGCCTGAATCAGCGGTGCAGCCATAGCACCCAAACTGTTTTTCAGGTATTGGGCGCTTGTAGCTAAGCTATCCAGGGAACCGGCAAACGTTGTACCCATCAACGCTGAATACTGATAAAGGTTGTTAATACCTTCTTTGATTGCCTGTGTAATCTGAGAAATGATTGCACGAATAGCGCGGTACATAGCAATTCGGCCAATACTTCTTAAGAAACCGCTTGCCGCGGTTGATGCTTTGTTAAAAGAACCGCTTAAGCTTGAGAGTGACTTATGGATTGCCGCGGATGCGACTTTCTTAAGACCGCTTTCAACGCCTACCAAGGCTTGCTTGAAAACCGTACTTGGTGCAATCGTTCCATCGAAAAGGCCTGTCAGTGTTCCTTTCAGGCCGACCGCTGAGGATTTAATCGAGTTAAGAACCCGACTTATACCCGTTAGGCTTTGTGCCTTAACTGTAATTTCGGTTCCCTGCGGATTGACCGCCTGCGCATTTGCAATATCGTTTGCGTTCGTTCCGTTTTGGCGTGAGCTTCTGGTTCCACGTGTATTTTGCATCGCTGAAACTCGTGTAAGAAGATTCGCAAGTTGTGTTACGCGTTCCAAGTCGCTGTCTGTGATGCCGCGAACGCTTTCTAGAATAGAATCGATGCCTGTGGTTATATCATCCGGGATTTTTACACTGTTTAATTTGCTTAGTGAATTAAAAAGCTTTGCCGCCTGATCCGTGTTTGTCCATTTCGAACCTTTAAGCGCTTGCGATATTTGCTTAATACCATCCGTTATGTTTTTCAGGTTCGACATTTCCTTTATGTTAGAAATTTTGCTCAAAGCTTTGGCAGTCTCGTTTAGGTTCTTTGCGGCGTCCGCTGTACTTGCGCCATTGATTGTTTTAAAAAAGTTGCTTAAAGATTTTGCTTGAGAGTTGAAAGACGACTTACTGATTGTATCTGTCGCCTTCTTTAGCTTCTCAAGAGCTTGGGCCATACTGTCAATCTGCTTGATTGTCTCGTCTGCGCCATCCTGCGTGATTTTGAAGGACAAACCTTCCATTTGAGTATCTGCCATGTTTAGTTGTCCTTTCGCTTAGCCCTCATGTTCGCGTTTACTGCTTCGACCTGCGCTTTAAAAATCGCCATATTGCGCTCATAAGCTTCTCTTTCACATCGTGCTTTCTGCTCTTTTGCTTCCTTTTCCGTTCGAGGAAAGGGTTCCTCAAGGTAGCCAACTGGTGCGTAGCCCTCGCCGCGTAAGCTGTCTGCCAGCGCCCTAGCGTGTGCCTCATACGTGTATCTGCCTTGCAGCCACAACATGGTATATTCGTAGTCGCGCTTCGCTTTAAAAGCCTTTCGGTAATGTGGGTACATGTCTGGATCGCCATCCCAAAAGTCATTCCAGGGCATACCCATCTCTAAATAGCGCGAACATTGGGTTTCAATGATTTCTAAATATGAGAAATGACGGGAGCTTAATTGCTCACCGTCCATGTCACTTTTTTTTCGGAATCATCGTCTGCCTCATCATCGACACCTACCATCTTCGCGATCGGTTCTGAATACATCGCTACAAGCGTCTGAATCAGGGACTGCTTGTCGCCAATATTTTCGAAAATTTCATCAACTTTTTTGCGAGACACATTCTTGTGATGCGCCTGGAAAGCTCCCTCAAAAAGCTCCGGCAAAAGAAGCATCGGCCGTTTGTCAACGGCTGAAATGTCAAAGCCTTTTCGCTCCATAGCTGCTACTGTGCGTGCAGTGTATTCAAGGGTATAAGGAGTACCTTCGTACTCAAATTCGATTTTCTGAGACATATTCATAATTCCTTTCTAGTTAGTTATTCGTTACTTCGCTGTTCCGGTTGAGAATGTGATTTCGGATGCAGGCATAGAGTTAACCGTCATCTTGCGAACCTCATTTGTAGCACCGGAATCAACCGTTGCACTCACTGTTCCGTTCCAAGAGAAGATGCCATACTCACCATCCTTGCCAAAGTAGACTGCAAGTGGCAGTTCCTGTCCTTTGAGGTCATAGATTTTCTTGAAATCTGTCGGGTCATAATTCGCACCGAAAGCTAGTTTTTCTGTGTCCTGAAGACCCTCAATGTATGTTTTTACTGCCTGTGAAAGAGTTGTAGTTTCAAGCTGTTCGGGATCACCAAACAACTTTGGAAAACTAGTGATGTCAATCAACTGTTCATAGGCGGTAGCAGAGCTTGTCTTTTTATACATGAGGTAGGTCTGATATGTAGAAGTAGCCATGCTTCATAATCTCCTTTTATCTGTAAAAATACTTTCCGTCTGTGCGTGCTCTAAATTGAGCGACGTGACGGTATATGCTTAAATCGTCTGGATCAAGCACTGGTACACTGACCAGACGAATAAAATTCATTTCGTAAAATGCGTCATTTATAATTCGCAAAAGTTCTTTGCATTCCTGCTTCTTGCCACTTGCTTTGTTGGAGTAGATATTCACTTCAAAGGTCACTCTCACTACGTTTTCAGTAGTGCTTGAACTGGCAAACGCCTTTTCCTCATAGCTGTCTGTCTGGCAGATAGAAACATGAGGAAATCCGGCAGGCTGTGTGCCGTAAGTTCCTGTTACATCTGCATCCGGGTATTTCTCTCGAACGGCATTTGCAATTCGTGTAAACACTTCATTTTCAACGTCGATCATTTGAAACACTCCTTCGCTATGTCAGAAAAATCCTGTTCAATTTCCTTCTTCGCGTTATACATGCAGCGATTTGCGTCGTTACCTTTAGTACGTACAAGCGGTTCGTCTTTTCTCGATACCGCGTCCTCTATGAGGTGTGTATCGGCAGGAGCGTTTGAGCCGGGTGTTCCTATATATGTCCATCCGTTTGGATTCTTACCTAGGCCTCTGCCGTACTCGCCTCGGATCATTCCGAGACTTCCGGCTTCGGGATGCCCCGAGTTATGGACAACGCCTGTTCCAAATTCCATGAAGAGGACTTTATCTCCTTGAGCTATAACTTTGCGCTCTTTTTTGCCTGATACGTCAATAGAGACCTCAGTGCCACCGGATTCACCGGCGTACACAGCGTTATCAAAGTTTTTCTGCGCGCTGTCTTGTGCGCGCGTTGCAAGCTCATCAAGAAGCTTTTCTGAACCATTTTCAATCGTCTGCTTATACTTCTTTACCTGATCTAAAGCGGCTTTTATAGACGCGCTGTCGAACGGATTGATTGTAATGTTCATCGTCCGCTCACCTGCTTCACCGCGATAGAAACGTAATTCAGACTGCGTGCGATACCAGCTACAACGTAGTCTGGTTCCGGCAATCCGTCTTTTTCTGTGTACGATCTTTCAATGAAAAAGATGGAATTTTCATCGACTTTGATTTTTGGATCATCGGTGATTAGCACTCTATCGTATTGAGTGATATTCCCAAAAATATCAGACTGCACACTTCCGTTTGCAGGACTCACGCTCATTCGCTTCTTCACTGGTTTCGAGTAGCTTTTGACATTTTCACCGGTTTCAAAACCTTCGCCATCAAGTAATGGTTTCAGGCCTTGATACGTGCAATACGTGATTTCACGTAAATTTCTTTGCGCTAGCCTCATAGAACTTTGGCCTCCGGTATGATTTGTCTAAGCAAGTCAGCCGGTATATCTGCATCGGAATAAGACCGGTCAATGCCGTTTTCATTGTGTCCGGTCTGTCCCTCCATGCCGCGTTTTGCAATCAAATGATTTGCAATTTCGACTTGGAGCAGACTATAACGTTCGGGTAATTCCGTTACGTCGTTTCTAAACGGATACGCGCGGACAAGAATTTTTGCTTTTGCTAAATCTAAATAGGCGGACAGTATGTCCGGGTCATGGACATCAGAAAAGATTTCCAATTTCAAGATTTTTTCTTCTTCGGTCATACTGTCCCTCCTATCTGTTATTCAGAAATTGTTTTAACCACTGCGCTGTAAGCTTTAGGCTCGAATGTAGTGTTAATACCTGTGATTTTGCCGTGATACCATTCAGGTCCGTGGTCGAGTCCCATCTGACCGAAAATCTGATGCTTTTCACCGGCGCCTGTAATTGCCAGTTTTTCCATGAAGAAGTTTCCTTTTCCCGGTACTGGCTGATGCACTGGTGCAATTACATCAAAGTTCAGCAGCAGAGCTGTTCCTTCAGGCAAGCATTCACCCAGGTAAACACCTACATTTCCAAATGGTGTAATGATTTCGGATACATCAATACCGTTTACGTTACGGCTTGCTGGCACGACTGTGAGTCCGTTTACCTTGCAGTCATCATTGATCTGCAAAATCGTTGTAGAATCGGCCCACAAAATCAGTCCATGAGTAGGTGCCTGAGAGTCGTGAACCTTTTTCATCATGGCCACGATGTCGTTTACGGTGATTGCTTTGCCGCCAAGATCTGTAACATTGGTTTCGATTGCTTCAACCATGCCTCGAGTCTGGTTAGCAATACCGTCGCCTGTGGCTTTTGCGAATTTACCGTTAATGCATGTGTACTCGAGATCTCGTGCAATTTTCTGCATCTTCACGTTTACCTGGAAGTCCAGCTCGTTCATTGGGTTAGCAACCTGGTTTGCAATATTAATTCCGGCCAGAGTGCCCATGTTGGACTGTTTAGCGTAAGAGATGTAAACAGACTCCATAAAGATCTGCGTTACATTTGTTTTCTGTGAACGTGTTACGGATGTTGCGTCTGGTGCTGTGAGGGATGCAGTTTCAGAAATAGCTGGCTGTGATCCATCGCCTCCGCCTGTGTATTCCTGACCTGTAACAAACTCAACATGGTTTGTTACTTTCTGATGCCCGCCGATCATTGTTAAGAAAGGCGTGCGTGTGTTTCCTTTGTTAAAGAGAAGTCCTGAATAATTAAGGACTCCAAAACTTGTAATTACGTTATCTGCCATAATCTAAAGTCCTTCCTATGCTTGTGTTTGTGTTTCCTGTGCTAGGCGTGTGTAGTATGCGGCGGCAACGCCATCACCGTTTTCCAGTGCTTTGGCTGCCATTTCTTGGTAATTCACTCCGCCTGACACATCTCCGCTTGCGCCTGGTTTTGGCGTATCCTGCATTTTTTGCGCAATTGCGGCATCTTCGCGGCTTTTAATAAATTTCGCCTGATTTGAAAAGACTTTATCCAGGTCCCCATCAATGAGTGCCTTTGCAGTATCCGCGGCTAGAACCTTGTCATAACCGAGGTCCATATAACGAGCTGTTCTGTCTTGCAGTTCCTTTTCCGCAGTCAGCGTTTTATTCATTTCCGTTAACTGTGCCAACTGGTCTTTTAAGTCTTGCAGTGCGTTCTCGTCTGCGCTCTGTTTCGACTTAAGTTGGTCTTTGTACTGCTTCGCTTCAGCATTGGCTTTTGTGATTGCCTTTTTATAGCGTTCAAGTTCTGATGCGGCATTCGACTGCTGACTTTCCAAAAGGTCTGACAGTTCGTCTAAGGTGAGGTCATCTTTGTAAGATTCGCCTAGTAAAGTTTTCAAATATTCGCTCATGCGCTTTGTCTCCTTGCGTTTTATAGACTTCCCTGTCTGCTTGCTATTCGCTCATAGCTGAGTTGCGATTTAGGACTTCCCTGTCCGGTTGTATGAATATGTGAGTATGCAGCGACATCCCGAGTTGTTTTTCGCATTCTTGAAACCATGCGGATGTAACGCGTAGTCGCCATCATACGTGACAAAATATTCTGATATAGGCACGCTCACGCCTTCTAAGTAGCTATGGGTATCACGTACCTTGTTATCTTTCATGGTGTCCCATGTTTTAAATACGGCTTTACCTGTCGCAGATTCGGTGTGAACCGCGGATAGGTACTTGGCACCCTCATAAACGCGGAAAGCTTCACTTTCCAAAAGAGTGCCGAGCGCGCCTATATCAGAGGCGCGGATATGGTCGGCTACGCGGTCAGCAACCGTTTTGCCATCTATTTCTAAAAAGATGAGATCTTCTACTTCTTCCTCGTCTAAAGCGGCTTCATAGCTCAGCATCCGCGCTAGGCTGTCCTGACCGTCTTTAGCAAAGAGGTAGAGTATGTCTGTCACGTTCTGCGTGACTTTTTTTATGGCCGATTCCTGACTTGTTTCGCCTGAAACGGCTTCGGTATATATGACTGATGCAAGGACGTTCAGCTCGTCAAAATCCAGATTCATAAAAAAATGGGTACACCTCTGTTAAGAGATGTACCCATTGGTACTAGGTCAGGCTCTACCCGACCTTACATGGCTTATATACGCAAGAGCGCCGAATTTCTATAACGGCAATCTGTCCTTGCTCGATTGCCAGCTCCGCGCGGTTGCCTTTATTTAGAATCTTTAGGATTTCTCTGACCGCTTGACTAGTCAGTGCTTCCGCTTGGAGTTTCTTCTTTTCGCTCTGCATTCTGTTGTTTCTCCATTAAATCCAAAGCTTTTTGCTCCTGTTCCTGCCTGTACTCATCGCTTACGGTATAGGCAAGTTCAGGGTCAGCAAACATTCCAGAACTTTCAAAAGCAAGCTTCGGATGTATTTTGTCGCTTGCAAGCATCTGTGTAAGAACAGTGCTTTTCTGTGCGACGTTTTCATAGTTACGTCTTGTAAACCGAATATCAATACCGCTTGTCGGCGTATTAAATGCGCCCGTATGGTCGAACGCCTTACAGATTGTCAAAGCGATTTGTATGAGCTTCCTTTCGCTTTGCTTGAAAACAATCTCTGTGCGCTTGGCCCGAGTTTCAGCAGCAGACCACCCGTCGCGCATGACAACCGCGCTTCCGGTATCACTTGTAGAAGTACCGCCATTTCGGTTTGGCATACCACAAATAGTGAGGACAGTTTCGTATAAGTGGTCTACCAAACTTTGCGTCTGTGTCTGGTCTAGGCTGCTTACCAGATATGTGATTTCACCCTTCAGAGTGGAATCCGCGTCGCGGTACTTGATTGCGCCTTTCTGAATCAGTTCTTGTAAACCGTCGCTGTCCAGTTCGACGTTATGCAAAAGCAACAACGCCTGGATAAACTGTTCCAGACCGTCAAGACGGTTAGAATCAGTGAGGTTTATAGCGTTAAGCAAGTCAATGACTAGCTCAAAAGCGCCTATGCGGCTTCGCTCTAAAGGATACTCGATGATAGGTACGTCACCCATAATGTGGGATGCCGCACTTACAACGTTGTCATCGGTTACTTCAAAGTAACTGTCCTTCGTATAAATCGAGTAGTGATACTTCGCACGTTCATCTATGTAGTAGGTAACACCCATTAAAGGCGGATTGCCTACTTCGCGTGAATACACAACGAAAGTCCATGCGGGGTCAAGGGTGTAAATATGAAAGAGGCTTCCATCTTTTTCCTCTCCCTTTCCGCGAGGAAGTATCATTCGATACGCTGTGCCGCAGATATGGAACCAGTCTGTGAGTTCTACATCCTTTCCTTCTTTCCCCTCGATTTCCATAAAGTCATTAAGCTTTCGGACCGCTTCGCTAGTGTTCTCATCCCCATTTTTGGAAATGTACTGCAACGGTTCAGTAAGCAGATAGCCTGTTTTAAAGGCTACGATTTCATTGGCTCGATTTTCGACAATCTTGTTGTTGATTTCAGGGCGTACGGGTTTGTTTCGATTAAGAATCGGCTGCACACCGCGGTAATAATCATCTAAAAAGATAATATCTCTGCGGTTTGCTTCATGCTCCGGCAAGGCCTTATGCAGGACTTCCAGTACATTTGATGCAGTGATTCTTCCTGGATTGTCTACTTTAATCTGATGCCTTCCACGATGGTTGACCGCCAAAGGCACATACTGTTCGGTTATATTTGCCATGCGGCACCTCCACGTTTTAGGAAAAGAGTCGGGCCAGCCAGAAAGGGAAACCAGCCCGAGAGAAGAAAACAAATGATTCTAAGACCTACTGGTCCACTATCATTATACACCTATCGGGTTAAATTATCATGATATTTTTGACGTGTTAAGTTAAACTTGGGCGCTATAATATCACTTTTTAGCTCGTTAATATCAGTCATTAACCCGTTAATATCACTTTCACGTTTTTAATATCGAAAATGGCTGTATTTGTAACGTTTTTCGTTCGATTTCCTCAAATTTGAAGAAATTGGTACGCGATACCCCTCATTTTTGGCACTTTCTTAAACCAATTTCCTCAAAATGGACGATATAGAATTTCTACCTTTGCACCCGTTAATCGCCTTATTTCATTCTCTGCCAAGCTGCAAACGTCCGGTGCGTCATCGTGCGGCACTTTGCCAGCGCGTGTATAGGTAGTCAGCTCGCGCATGAAGTCAGCGTACTGACTAGACCGCTTATAAGTTGAAGGATCCTTGAAATAGAAATGCTTAATGATGTTATCGCTTGCCATCTCAATCCTTGTTTCCTTGTTGCTGACAGTCCTTTTCGTGTGCATCGAGAAACCTTTGTAACCCATTTTATTAACCAACTCATTCACGTCGCGTGCGTAGTACTCTCCGGCGTTATTGCTTTCAAATGTCCCTCTGCCAGCTTTATGCTTGACGATCATCTGCGCGCATTGTGGTTTCGTGTGCTCTGGTGAACTGTTGTCGAATACAACATCTTCGACAAAAATGTCCTCGCCATACACATATAAGACAAGCAAGGCCGTGCTGTCTGAACCCTTTTCGGCGGTGTCACATACAACCAATACATAATCCGGGTCATGGTCTGTAGGGAGCTTGAAATAATAGTTGAGCATATCTTTGTTGAAAAGAAGGCCTTTTGCTTCAAATGGCTGCTGCTGAAATTCACTCTCCCATGCTTCGGCAGAAATCAAGTCACGCTGTTCTCTGAAATAGGCGGTAGTGAATACAGGTTTTCCTTCGCGCATGTGCGTGTAATTGCTTTCATCTGTTACGGGGTCAAGCGCTGGCATTTCAATAGCTTCCCATTTCCAGCCAGCTTGGCGTGCGTGTTCCTGGATTCTGCCAATAGGATCATAAAGTGAATAGCGTGTTCCTGTTACAACGATAGGCGTACCTTCAATCGCACGTCCGATCACGTCGCCTGAAATGGTTTCCCACTTTTTGTCTAACAGCTCCCTGTTCTTTGCTTCCATGCGTGACTCAACACAGTCATCGAGGTAAAGAAGATTCGTTGCTTCGGAAAGTCCGACCTGGCTTGCGTCGATAGAGCGGCACATAACTGTTGGAAATCGTGAGTTGTGGTCTAAGTTGAACGTTTTCATCTTTGCATCAGTGCTTACCAGCTTCATGCCGGGGAAAATGTCGTAGTATGCGTATTCGTTCCCATCTACCAGATATTCAAGGCAGCCCTTGTAAAAAGAGTTGACGAGTGCGTCTCCGGCTCCTTCCATGAGCGATGAGCGGTTAGGGAATCTGCCGGAAAGCATGTTTACAAAGTTGATACCCGTCTGTGACTTGCCGCAGCGTTTAGGCACGCTGACAGTGAGCAGGCGTATCTCACCGTCAAGTACCCGCTGGTATCCGTCAACAATGCGTTTCAAATAACTTTTCCTAGGCTCGTAGAACCTCTTGTCTGGTGTGCGGTTAAAGTCTATAGCCTGCAAGTAGTCTTCAAAATAGCAAGTAGCAGAAAGCACATAAGAACGATAAAGGCACGTGTTGAGTCTTTCGGCAGTGTTCCAGTCTTTCAGTTCAACCGCCATCGCCAAAGCTTTACTCGTCAATGGCCTGAACTCGCGGTTGAATCTGTGTGCAAGTCTAGGTATGCGTCGGTAAGTCTGCATACCTGGTGACAAGTCCCCTATCATATTTCGGCACAAGCTCAAATGGTCCTCATGCAGTTCGGCATCCAGAAGCTGTTTTTCTGTCGCCTGTGTAATGCCTTCGTGTATGAGATGATACTCTGCTTCCGTCTTTTCGTTTTTCGGTGCCATGTTTCCTCCTGACCTTGATTGAATTTAACGAGTGTTAAACGAGTTCTTTCGAGTTCCACTCGCATTTACGAGTTCCACTCGAATGAAAACGCAAAAAAGGAGCAGTCCCTTTTTTTTATCGGGTACTGCTCCTTTGAGCTTTCGTGCTAACCAGCCTTAACACGTATATAGTTTCTTGTATTTATAGAACGTCGGTTTTGAGATGTGCAGCTTAGTACACGCCTGCGCCACAGTCAGCAATCCGTCGCTAACCTGTGTCAAAGATTCAGCAAAGGCGCTCATGTCAATGTCCGCTTTCGGTCTGCCTTCACGGTAGCCTTCCTTAGTCCTTGCCACGGCCTTGCCTTCACTGGTTCGCTGAACGATCATGTCCCTTTCAAACTCTGCGAAAGCAAGCATGACGTTTGTAATAAGTCTGCCTGTTGGCGTGTTGTCGATGAGACCCATATTCAGGATATGCACTTTCACGCCTTTATCCAATAAGGATTGTATCATCTCTGAACCTTTGCTTGCTGACCTTGCTATACGGTCAAGCTTAGTAACCATGAGAGTGTCACCTGGTTTAAGAAGTGAGATGAGCTTATCAAACTGCGGACGGGAGAGCTTAGTTCCTGTAAACGCATCGGAATAGACTACTGATGCGCCTGAACTGGTGAGCATCTCTTCCTGTGCTTCAAGGGAGTTGCCATCGCGTGCCTGACCTTTCGTTGACACGCGGGCATAGCCGTAGATGGTCATTGTTCGACCACCCATTCCTTGTTTGAATATTTGTCACGTACAACGAGTTCAAAGCCTAATACGTCGAGTGCGCTAAGTAAGATTTTCAGTGTCATACCTGATTCTCGTCTGAACATATCTGACACATACATGCGCGCATTCTTTTCGCGTCCCAGGCGTTTCCCAAACTCTTCATAAGTGAATCCCTTTTCTTTTAATTGCTGTTTAAGCAGGTCCTTGATTTTCATTTTTGTTTCCTTCTTTCTTTACGTGTATAGTATATACCTTACGTTTCTAAATGTAAAGTATATAGATTACACAAAAAGGCCTTTTTTAGTTTTGCGCGTAATTTTCGGGTTCACCCCGGCCGGGGGCGCCTTTCAAATACCCCAACGCCTAATAGATTAGGCATTGGACTATTTAAAAGGTTAAAGGAAATTTAGCGACACTGAACACTCAAAACACCTGCAAGATCTGAAACCATAGCAGGCAAAGCCGCGCGGCCATACCATCATGCAACCGCTGGACACGTGAGCATAGCCGTACAGTCCAGCGCGGCCGCGGCCGCATAGTAAGAAAACTTGAAAGTTTTTTAACTCCTTTATACCCTTGAAAAAAGTAAGCTAAAAAACTTACTTTTTATGGTTTAATGGTTGACAATGTAAGTTAAAAAGATTACACTATGGTTGTAAGTTAAATAGCTTACATAGAAAGAAGGATATAAAACTATGAACCCTATCACTGAAAAATTAAATGCTCTCAAAACTGAATACTATGAAAATACAGGTCTTTACGTTGACCCTACTTGCTACAGCGCTGATACATCTCTGGGTGAAATTGTGAGTGAATGTATTTCAGAGGAAAGCGACGCTGAAATTTCAAGAACAGGAAAAGAGCATATCGAGCTATTAAGCACGCTTTATTTTGGCGGTTACTATGACATGGGTATCAACGTAGTTGACACGAATAGAGGTCAAATTTATGTCATGTCCTACAATGACATGATTAACAAACTTGCCAAGGGTAAAACAGTAAAACTTTATCCAGCTGACTATAACGACGAATATAAACAAGAAATTTGGAACGAATTTTATAACGAATAGAAAGAAAGGTAAAAAAATATGACAAAATCGCAAGAAAAGAATGTTATGGAAGTTTACAAAGACTATTTTGATTTTTTTAATGATAATTTAAATGATGTTTTTTCAGACCGCGCGGCGCGCATTGAATACTTTAACCTTGTAAACATCGCTAAAAAGTATTTAAAAGAAAACGATTTTAAAAACGCATTTTACTTTAAATACCACACCGAACTAGCGGCGCTAGGTATGGCTTTAGTAAAAACGCGTGTTGTATCCAAATGGTATGCCCTGCATGATTAACATCCACAAAAGAAAGAAAGGGACGCAAACCGTCCCTTTCACCATTTATGAGTGCTACACCATACCACCACGATATGCCCACACTTTGATAGCAGGTGCTAGCGGCTCGGGAAAGAGCGTGTATTTAAACGGCCTTTTAACTACCATACTAGCGACACAAGCCGCGCGCTTGATTCTCGCAGATCTGAAAAAGGTAGAGCTATACAGCTATAAGCGTTGCACTAGCACGCTTGCTTACGCTGATACGCTCGAAAGCGCTATAAAAGCGCTACAGTATGCGCTAGATCTTTGTGAGCATAGATATACCCGCATGCAAAAACAACGCGTAAAAAGCTCCCTGGACGTGCCTGTATATGTGATTATCGACGAATTGGCAGATCTTATAACCCTAGATAAAAAGCACGTTATACCCCTATTACAACGCATAGGACAAATAGGGCGCGCGGCAAATGTGCACTTGATTGTATGTACTCAATGCCCATTATCCAGCATAATACCCACTGCTATCAAAGTTAATTTTGACTGCGTTGTAGGCTTACGCGTAAGATCAAAGCAAGATAGCCGTAACGTTTGCGGCATGGTAGGCCTTGAGACCTTGCCACGTTACGGGCAATGTGTAATTTTTGAGCCTGCTACATGGACTAAATTTACAGTGCCTATGCTAGATGATAGGACCATCGACACTATAACCCGGCTTAAGTAAGTCGGGTTTTTAGTTTGTGTAAAAATTGCACACGCTTTATAAGGCCTTTTAAATGCGTTTTAAGCGCGTTTAGGCTTTTCCCTAGTATTTACTCATTTATTTGAGTTTTAAGCGTTGTAGCTCGTTTGTGGGCTTGTGAGCGGCATTTATTCATTATTTGAAAAATATTTTTATAAAATGGATACATTCGACGTTCAATTCCACCGTTCTCAACCGCTCAAAAGGTAAATACAGGGTCAAAGTTCGTAAATACAACCCGAAAACCGCTCATTTTCTTTCAGATCTGAAAACTCTTTCTGCCTTTCTGCGTATTTTTTGAAAAATAAAAAAAGGCGCTTTCTGCACCTTTTCTAAACTTTTTCCTTTTCTACTTCACGCTCTACAAATTCTGCATCAATCGCTTTAGCTGGTTCAACCAGCGCTGCATTTGCCATATATTTCTGCTCTAACGACTTCGCGTCTTTCTGCTCACCTAATGGGTTAATTGCAACCTGGATACTCTCTTTCTGGTCTTTCAAACCGTCGTAATTTTTCTGCCAGAAAATACCCACAGCCGGATGTACTTTGCTGTCCTGCATCAGCCCTTCGCGGTACGTAGCACATACAGACTTCACGTATTCGAAAAACTGTTTGCGGTCCTTGTTTTTGGCATTTGGTGCGGTCCAGTCACTAACGTTATCAACGCTTACGCCAATAGCAGAATACGCGGTCATATTCCCTACACGCTTTCCATACTTGGCACATGTCTCTAAATAGTGTGTAAACCGTCTGTCCATTTCCTCAATGTCGTTAAAATCAGGCTTGCTTTTAGGCGTAACTTCCAAGATAAATGCAATTTCTTTTCGGTTGTATTCCTCGTTGACATCCGTTTTAGCTGCTTCTTTTAGAAATTTACCAGTTCCTGGTTTTCTAGGCTTCTTATCCGGTCCTCGCTGTCCTCGCTTTCGCTTAGGCGGTTCTGCAATTTCCGTTGTTTCTGCTGCTTCCTTTTCTGCACTCATTCTTTACCGCCTTTTGCAATCGCCCCTAAAAGTCCGATCACTACAATACCTAAAAACCACCACAAACCGAATTGCAGTCTGTCGCACTGGATATATGCCAATGGATAAAACAGCAACAACGCCATAATCAAAAAGTTTTTCATAAAACCTCCTTAATACCACACAACATCATAAACGTTATGCAGCTTAATTTCTTTTTCATCGTCTTCTACCAGATTGCACACATCATTAAAGGCGTAGTCGCGGTCCTCGGGGGATGCAAATAAAAGCCTAAGAACGATGGACTCGCTCAAGCTTATAACAAGCTCATATTTACCCATACCTTTCGGTCTGTCTTGCTTTATGATCTGTAAAATCTTTTTCGGGTTAATTGCGGCCACAGGTTCTAAACCCTTAGCAAATCTAAGCAATTTCACTTTCTAAACCTCCTACCAAGATTCAACTTTTTTAACATTGTCAAAACTTACACTGTTTTCTTTTTCATTTAAAGCGATAAATAAATTGTTAAAAGCATCCATCGCGTCTTTTTCATAATCAAAATAATAAATAATATAACTTTTTTTATTTTTCATGCGGATGCGTAAAATGTGTTCAAAGAAAGTAGTATATTCATCCTTTTCTACTTTAAGAATATGATCCGCATTTATGAAAGTATCGCATTTTCCGTTTACATAGATTCTAAATGGATTCATCTTCTGCCTCCTACTTGATTACCAGATTCACTTTTTCTTCCAGCTTAGCACCTGGTACTTCTTCACCAGCTTTCAATGCTTTGCTAATTTCTGTTTTAGCAGGCGTATTCACAAATTTCGTAGTGATGTACTGCGCTGGAATCAAGTCTTCCATCTCAATAACCACCTGTTTGCTCTTTCTGGTCGAAACCTTGTTTCGCACTGTCTCAAATTTCTTTTGATCTGCGTTCTGCATCGAGTGAAGCATGTATGACATAAGATTTTCAACGCGTGATTCTTTTGCCTTTCTGCGTGCGCTCAGATTTTTCTCTTCCGCCTTCATCGCTTCTGCTTCTGCTTTAAGGCTCTTGATGTACGATGCAATATTGTCCCATTTATCTAAGCGGTTCATCTTTAGCTCTTCGAGATTAGATTCATCAAAGAGGATTTCACCCGTTTCTTCATCTTCTGAAAAACCGTTCTCTAAGATGTCATAAATCGCTTCATCAATTTTATACAGATTCATAACTTCCTCGCTTTCTAAAATTCTTCTGTGTATGGTTTCAGTTCTCTGACTTCGATATACAGCTCTGGATTGCGCGAAACGATTTTTGATGATGTTTCATAGCATACTTGTGCATCGTCGTTCCAATATCCTAATTCTGTCATTACGTCTTTGAGCATTTTAACTAAATTATCCGTATCCGGTCTGGTTGTCTTCCATTCCGGCTTTTTCTTATTCGTGTGATACGCCCACGAAACGTACAGTTCTACCGCTCCCTCGAACGGTTCATCAGGCGCGTACATCGCTAAATGATTTCTGAGCCACGCTTTAGCTTCCTTCACTTTAGGCGGCTCGTAGAAATGAGGTCTTCCATGTATGACACTCACTTTTTTCATCTGCGCAGTAGATCTTGGCGGCTCTTCACAAATTCTGATTACAATAGGCTCCATTTTTCAATTCCTTAAACTTTCGCTATAAGCAAGTATTCTATGGCTTGCAACTCTCTCCCTCGTCTGGGAGAGTTGCTTGCCTAGTACTTGCATGTTGTGAGGGGTACCCGAAACTAGGGTGGTATAACCCTTTATCTATAAAGGGTGAGTTTGCCCCTTAGTTTGCCCCCCCAAACTCACGTAAAATTCCGTGAGTTTGCCCTTTGAGTTTGCCCTCCCAAAGTTTGCCCCCAAACTTTCGGGTTTTTCCGTGAGTTTGCCCCTCTAGTTTTTCTTAGGGAAAACATACCCGTCTTTGTCTTTTTCAAGCCATTCCTGCTTTTTTACCCAGCCTTTGACGCCCATAGTGGTCATATCCAGCATCTTTGCCAGCTCACCTACACGTATCTTTTCATTGCTCTCAAAGTGCTTTTCGAGCATCGCTCTGTAATTGTCTGAACGCTCTTTGTCTTTATTCTTTTTGGCTTGTTGTAAGGCTTCGATGCTGTTGTCACCCTGCAACGCAAGGCGTTCCAGGTAGCCTGTCTGGTCCTTGATATGTATAGGATACGTGAACAAAAGATTGACCGGTTTAGGTGACTTAAACTCTCTCAAAGTCATACTTACACGGTATGCAGGACTGGTTGCTATTCTGTCTGCGCGCTCCAGCATGGCGTCAAAATGCGCTCTGTCTGCGTCTTTGTGGCGGTCAAAATACATTTCTGCTAACTGCTCTTTGGCTACTCTGTCATGCAGTTCTTCCGAGCGCATAGCCTCTTTATTCTGCCATTGACCAGTTTCATGCAGGAAAGCATCAACCGCATATTCTTTGTAAATTGCTCTGTATTCTTCCAGATCTGCAAGACCGATGTTAATAGGCGTAATGTCCACAATCGCATCTGGATCACGTCCGAATACGCCCGAACCGCTGCTTCTGTCAATTGCGCTTTTTGCACCCTGCGTGCCTTTTGAATGATGGTGACAGAAAGCAACCGCGCAGTTTCCAGCTTCCGCCAAACGGTCAAACCAGTTGCAGAAAGCTCCCATATCCGCTGCACTGTTTTCATCGCCTGTGATGATTTTGTAAATCGGGTCAACGATAATTAGACTATATCCGGCATCGCGAATTTTGTGTTCGAGCTTTGGCCCGAGTTTGTCAATAGGCTCTGCTTTTCCTCTTAGGTTCAGCACGTCAATGTTATTCGTGTGCGACGGTTCATACTCTAACGCGCTGTAAACGTCTGCAATTCTGTGGTAAAAACTTCTCACGTCGATTTCCAGATTCAAGTACAATACTTTGCCTTGCTTGCAACGGAATCCAAACCATTCTCTTCCTTCTGCTATGGCGATTGCCAAAGCGGTCAAAGCAAATGATTTACCAGCCTTTGATGGACCGGAAATAAGCATTTTATGGCCTTCTCGCAAGATGCCCTCAATCAATTCAGGCGCTAATTCCGGCAGATCATTGAATATATCTGCAAAGCTGACAACTTCTAAGTTGCTCGCTTCTTCTGCCGCTATTGCATCTGCTTTCCACTCGTCGAAAGAAACGGGTTTAGCAGTCTCTAACAGAATCTGTTTTTGACCGTTTCGCTCAACGCCTGGCAAGCGGCTCATTCTGCTCGGATTCTTGTTTGCTTCATCTACCGGCAGTCCATGCTCAATACAATACCTTTGCAGCCATTTCACACGCTCTTTGTAGTCTGCTAAAGAAACTGCATCGACTCTTACAATGGCATGTACTGATTTCTTTCCAGAATGTACCAGTGCTTTATAAGGAAGTTTTAATTCCTTGATTTTGGCAATCTGCTCTGAAATAGAAAGCTCATCACACTCTATTAAAGCGTTCTCATACTTAACAACGTTTTTGTCTGATATAGCTTTCTGGTCTGGTCCTATTTTGCCGTCTATGGCGTTTATACGCACCCACACGCCTGCTTCTTTATCGTAGCTTCCGAATACAAAGTCGAAGAAGTCCGGTTCGTCTGCGTACTTTCTAAGCTGTTTAGAAATGCCATCTACAGTCAAGGCAGTTACACCTATTCCGTACGGTCTAAGCTTTCCGTCATCACTTTTGATTGTCTGTGTGATGATATTTACATGATCCTCGAGTGAAAATACACTTTCTAAATATTCGATGATTTGTAAGTAGTCTTTCTGCGCGTGTGAGTACGCAGTGGGGATAGCTGGCTTTTCTTCGATTCCGTCGCTTGTGATTTCGTCGGACCAGTCAAGCTCTTTTGACTCGCCTTTAGGAAAAGGATCATGTCCGTAATCACGCGCAAATTGAGTAAGCGTAGCGCCTGTGATTCCGTCACCTTTGAAAGAATCCCATTTGCGCTCACAATCTCTTACTTTGTATCGCGCTGGATCTGTAGCACACCACTTATTCCATACGCTGAAATCTATTCCTGCTGATTTTGCCGCCATTGATACGTGTACCCAATCTTCATAATTTAGTGCGGCACATGGTATCGAGAAAAGTATTTCCTCATACTTTTCTTGGCTTATTTCCGTATCCATAATTCACCTGCTTTCGCAAAATTATTTCGAGTAAGTCGATTTCCTGATGCAAAGAAAGCATTCAGGATTTTTGTTGCATCTACCATCGTCATGCTTTCAATCTCTTCATTTCCGAACCCCATCCTGGTTAATCTGTATTTCTGATTTCTGGAAGGTGGTTCAGTCTCTTTTAAATAATTGATTAGAGTTCTGACTTGCTTCCAGTTTAAGTATTTGTGGTCGATATTCCGTTTGCTTAGAAATTCTTTATGGCCAGGCGAAATTTTATAGGGGTTTTCACCTGCAAATGCCGAATACTGGCTTTCTCTAAGTAAAATAGGGCATATTTCAAATGGATTTTTCATTCCGTTCTGTTTGCAGTCCAGGTCGGTCAAGTGTTCATTCCATTCTGCCTCTTTTTGGCAGACACGCCTTTTTGCTCTTGATTCTTCTGCTCTGGCAAGCCTTTCTTTTAGTGAAGCATAACGGTCAACTAACGGCCTTTCTAAATCTTTTTGCAGTTCTTCTTCTGTCTTTTCTGCCGGATCTTTTTCATCTTGCTCGATTTCTTTCTGCTTTTTCGGTTTAGGCGTTCCCATCGAATCGTGCAGACACAGCACGTCATAGATGATGCAGTTTTCTTTGCCTTCACTTAATCGCAAACCGCGGCCTATCATCTGCGTATATAGCGCTTTTGAGGTTGTAGGTCTTAATACTACAACACAGTCCACACTAGGGCAGTCCCATCCTTCCGTAAGAAGCAAGCTCGAGCAGATTACACCTTTATCCCACATATCGAACTCTTTCAGCTTTTCTTCTTTTTCTTTATCTTCACCGCTGGTCCACATCGTGCGAAAACCGTAGTGAGAAAAAGTTTCGGCCGCGCGCTGTGCTGTGGCAATCAGTGGTACAAAGATGACGATTTTGCGGTTGTGAATTTCTTCATTCTTTCGCATGTCTTCCGCTATGATCTGCAAATACGGCTCAATCGTTTCTGCTAAAGCATTCTTTTCAAAATCGCCATTTTGCATTTTGATTTTAGAAAAGTCGATGCTAAAGCTTTCAGACGGTTCGACAATCACACTAGGCGCGAGAAAACCTTCTTTCTGCGCCTGGTCGATTGTGTACGTATAAGCAGTTGACTGAAATACATCGGATAGGTCTTTTCCGTCTGCTCTGTATGGGGTAGCGGTTACGCCTAGAACCTTAGACTTTTTGAAATGTTCTAATATTTTTTGATAGCCATTTGCCCAGGCGTGATGGCATTCGTCGATGATGATATAGTCGAATAAATTATCACTATATCTGTCTAAACGCCTTGAAATCGTTTGATAGCATGAAACTATGACATTTTCATCGCACTTTCGGCAGTCATTTTTGCCTTTCTCACGAAACGTCTTTAAATTAAACATACGTTCGATTTTGTCTGCTGCCTGGTCAATTAAATTCTTTTGATGAGCTAAAATAAGTACCTTTTGTTTCTGATTTGCACATCGGTATGTGATACCAGCAAAAATAACCGTTTTTCCGCAGCCGGTAGGAAGGACAATCATTGTAGAATGATTGCCTTTTTCCCACTCATTTACTACTGCGTTACAGGCTTCTAACTGGTATGGTCTGGCCTGCATTAACCGTTAAATCCAAACTCGTCTGCGCTAAGCGGACTTTTTGGCATGTCGAATGAATCTTCTTTCTTGTTGATATAGGAAAGGATTTCGTTATAAACGGTTTTGTTAGCTTTCAAATAATCGGCTGTTTCTTCGGCAGTAAGTTTTTTATAGTTTTCGCTTGAATCAGATTTGCAGCCGATTTTTACTTTCCCTTTGCGTCCGATTGAATCATTCAGCTTGGCAAGGCTGATAGGCTGGCCTTTTTCTTTAAGGCCTACTGCTCCAAGGAAAGCACCGATTTTCCACTCGAATTTTTTCAGCAGATACAATTTATCGCTGATTAAAGTTGAAGCGTTTGTAGATGGATCAGTGACACGCACTGTGATTTCGGCATATTTGCAGCCGTTAGGGATTGAAGCGCTTGTGCCAGTGTAAACGCGTCTTTCAAAGCTTTTCACTTCAAACGGGTAAGTTCCTGGCAGTAGAACTTTCGTTTCATTTCCGTCTTCGGTAATGTCATCATTCCAGTCGAACATTAAATTTTCATCCATGTTTTTATCTCCTTTATTCAATTCCTTTTATAAGATTTTCTTAAAGATTTTCTTAAAATGGCAGATTTTCTTTTTTAGCTTCTTCTACTTTTTCTGCCCAACGATTATCAAAGTCATTTACAAAACTTTTCCAGAAATTGACCGGTACTCTTGCTAAATCATAATTTTTAACTTTTGCAATATTCGAATTAAAAAGCATCACTTGCACATCCTCTGGGTAAATGATTTTTTCTTCGCAAAAATCTTTTACGAATTGTGGCACTTCATCTGGAAATACAATCGGCACCGGCTCTTGCTTTTGTGGCTCTGCTTCCGCTCTATGTTTCAATTCAACGTCTGGTTCAGGATTGCGTTCCGCAGGCTTACAAACGGGTTTCTTAGCGAAAATATGTTTGATTGAATCCCATTCCATAGGCAGCTCATCTTCCAAGCCAAAACGGTTTTTAGCGTCGAATACAGCCGTTCTGTTGGCATACATAGTGCGTTCTTTACCGCCATGTACCTTGCCTTTTTTAGCTCCGAAATTTCCGCTTGTTGTTTCTACGTAAATTTTGTAGTTGCAGAAAAGAATCATGTCTGCCCATTCCTTTACCAAAGGACTAGTGCGTGAAGTTGTTTTGTCTCCGAGCTTTAATTCATAGCGCTCATAGGATTGATTTTCTTCTGGCACATCTACTTTGCGAATCTGAGAATGGCATACAAGCACTACATTTTTTCCTTTAGCAATCAGATCGCTTTCTAACTGCCGCAAAAATGACATGATTCTTTCACTGGAAATTTTGAATCCGTCTCCATATCCAGGACTTGTGATCGATTTCCACCCATGCTCTTTAAGCATTCCCTCAACTTCGAGCGATTCCGCCCAGTCAAACGTGTCGAGAATAACGGTTTCCCATTCCTGGCCGCCAAGCCATTTAATCATCTGCTTAAGCTCATCCCAGCTTTCAGGCTTTTCAAGCCGTTCCACGTTAAAGCGTGTAGTCGATCCTTCTAAGTCGATAAAGATAGGATGAGGAAATTTAGCTGCTAAAGTAGTCTTTCCAATTCCTTCGACACCATAAATGACAGTTTTAATACCTTTTGTGGTATCTGCTCCTTTCGTGACTTTAAACATTTGCGCTTCTTTTTACCTCCCAATATTTCTTAAATCCTTCCGAACATTTTTCTTTACGCAAGCAACCACAACTTCTGGTTCTTTTTTGCTTTAACGAAAGCTCATCAACTATGGTTGTATTTCCGCATTCACATTTGCAGATCCACTGTGGTCTAGTTGAAATTAAATATTCGTTTGAAGGCGCTTTTTCAATAACAGTAAGTCTTCCAAATTTATCGCCTGATTGAATCGGTTTATATTTTCGTGATTTGCATCCGCAACTTTGCGTAAGACCCGCTTTTAGACCATAATCTGATACTCTGCGAATGCGGCCGCAATCACACTTGCAAAACCAATACGCCTTTGAAGATTCATCACGCGGTGCTTTCTTAATAACAGTCCATTTTCCGAATCTGTCACCCGGTTTCACAGGGGTGTATTCTTTATTCATTACCAGACCCAGGCCGAGCAGGGTGATCGTGCAAAATCTTTTTCTGCTTCTCACATTCTGCGGAGTAGGTTCGCAGTACTTGCGGAGTTCCCGCTACCTTTGCCAGTACATCTGCGGCTTCTTTAGCCGATTCAGTTACAATTTCAATTTTGATCTGCATTTTGTTTCTCCTTTCTATTCTTTACAAACTCTCTATATTTATGCGTGTACTCATAAGTATCTTTAAATACATTCATAACTGCGTTATATAACTTAGGTTCACGTTCTCTCACAGTTTCAAGCTCCTGTTCGATTTTCAAATTATAAGGACAGCCGACACAGCCTGTTCTTTTAAATCCCCATTTTTCATAGCAATCCGAATTAACAATGCCGAATTTTTCTTTGTATTCTTTTTTATCGGTATTTGAGAACCAGACAATAGGCCTGTATTGATCTGCTTTTTTGTCGTTGTGAGAAAAGCATCCTTTAATGGCTGCGGCTCTTACACCACCTTCCGCTTTTCTGATTCCGGTCATAGTCAGTCCAATGTCATTTTCTGCTTCATACTTTTTGCTGACTTCCTTTTTCGCGTATTTGCAGCAAAGGTTGCTGATTTTAAAAGTAGGCGGATTTTCCATAATAAACTCTTTTAAGTATTTGTTATGGTCGATATTGAACATGCTTGTTTGATAGCCATCATTTACGTTGTTGTTGCACCACCAGCGCAGGGCAACGCGTATATAAGTAGATATAAAGAATCGCGTTGGCGGAAAATCCGACCAATAGCCCCAGTAACAATCCGCCGCTCATTTAGCGCCTCCTTGAGGGGAGTAGCATCCCTGACCGCCATAATTTTCTAAAAATGGGAAAGCATGGCACAGATCATCTGTCATTTGACGGTATGCATCCTGAAATCCATCTAAATAGTGGTATGTGCGGTCGTTTTCGAGATGGTGCGTTTTATATAACGCGCTCTTTTCATATGTAGTTTGGCAATACATAAAAATTGAAATCAGCTTATCTTTTTCGGTTTTAGTCATTTTTCCATAACCTTTCCATTTTTGTATTTTTCGATAATGTATAAAAGTAAATCTTCTGCACATTCATGATACGCAATGGCCATCCAAGGCTTATTTTTATAGCCTGTATAACAGTCCGCCATCCCAATCGTTTCAATAGCCTTGTTATAGATTTCTTCGATTTCTGGTTTAGTCATGCGCGTAGATCTCCATGTGTGTCATCGTAAATTTCTATGCGAAACTTTCTAACCTCAAGCATTTTCGTACAACTCCCCGTAAGCGTAGGCAATCAAGCGCTCTTCGCCAATTTTTTGAATTGCACTTTTTGCATGATCCGCCGTTTTAAAAGCAAATGGAATGACATCATTCAAATTGATTCCTCCGTCTGGGAAATAAACCGTCTGAGGGACCACATAATATTTGTCAGGATAGGCATAAGTAACCATAATCGTGTAGTAGTAATTACCGCCGTCATGTTTATGGTTTGTCTTTCTAAAAGGAACACCGCCATACTTTTCAAGTAGTGCTTCGACCTTGCGTTTTTGCAATTCAAGCTGAGCGTCTTCTTCTGTCAAAAAGCAATTACCAACGTTGATAGCATCGTATTCAAAATCTTCTTCAGCGAAAAACTCTTCATAGATATATCCAAAAGTGTTGATGAAATACGCCCTATCGTTACATTTCAAATCCCAAACAGTTCTTTCCTTTTTTAGTCTTTCGCAGAAGTTGTTAAACGCTTCGACAAAGTCATCGGCAGCTTTTGTTATGCCGCTTTCAAGCAACATTTCGGTAATTTCTTCTCTTAATTCTTGTTCTGTCATTTTTACTCCTTAGTCGATTTCAAAAAGCTCCCCACAAGCGTAAGCAATCAGTCTATCTTTACCGATTTCATCAATAGCGTCATACATCGCAATTTCGGAAGTGAAAGCAAACGGAATGATTCCATCTAAAGCTGCAATCTCTACATCCTTAAACCCGATATAGTCAGTCCATACCTCGTATTCGTCCTCATTTTTCTCGTAAGTAACGATAATCACATAATTATTGGTATCTTTTTTGTGATTCAGCTTTCTAAAAGGAACACCACCATATTTTTGCAGTAGTGCTTCAACTCGTCTTTTTTGTATTTCGATTGTGGCATCTTTTCCGGTCAAAAATACGTTTCCTGTATTTCTGCGACTTTCCGACGAATAATCAGATTGAAATTCTTTATCCAGTATCATTCCACTACTGGTTATAAGGTAGTAAAGGTCTCCGGCTTTTAAATCCCAAATCGTTTTTACTTTTTCTTCTTTCGGTTTTTCTTCCTCTTTTTCTAAAACTTCTTTAATCATGTTCATGAGCTTTTCTAAATCATCTTTAGAAATTGAAACGGCTCCGGCTAAAATGGTTTTTCCTAAATCTTTTTTTAGGTCTTCGATATTTTTCATTCTTCCCCTTCTTCCTCCGCATCATCCACTAACCAGAGGTAATAGTGGTACAGTGCTCCTAAAGCATCGCTCAAACCGATATACTCGCCGCTGTATACGTCTGCGTCACGCTCGTTGTTATTTACTCTGGCTTCGCAATATCTGTCCCACGCATTCTGCGCTTTTTCTTTCAGTTCTTCTTCCAGTCTTTTAATGCGCTCCTCATTTTGAAAGTCGAGTTTGCGTTCAATCTTTTCCAAGCATTGATAGAATTTTTCTAATTCCTTATCCGTCATACTTTTTCGTCCTCTTCTTCCTCTAAAATGAGCAGAAATTCATCTTCTAGGTATTCCGCGCAGTCCTTGTAGATTTCTGCCGCTGCTTCATAATTCACTGAAATACTCGCGCTGGTGTCGGTCATACCTCTTGATAATCGGCGGTAGTCATTTTCCTGCGCGCGGTAATAGCTAATGACATTTAACAGACGTTTTTCATATCGTTGTGCTGTCTCGTTATACATGCTTACACCCTTTCAAATTCGTCATGGCTTAAATAGCCAATGTCCCCATTTTTAAATCTCACTTTGTACGGGTGAGCACTCCCGTCTGCATCCATGCTTATGATCTTCACAGGCTCGCCCGCAAAATGGCCTACAATCAGGTATGGCTCTTTTTTTAACTTTGCCATACTATTCACTGCTACGCGCTCGAACCCGTCCCCGGAGTGCTTGTAGAAGTTTTTAAGCTGGTCAGCTTCACTTACACCTGTCCATGTGAAGATAGGCGGCTGATTTGGCTTCCTTATATATTTAAGCGCCGGATCCTTAATGACCGGGTGCTCCTGCACTCGCTTAAAATCTGTTCCACCCTTCGCGTAGAAATTCATTGTAGGGTAAGGGACTCCAAGCCATTTTGCGGCAGTTTTTACATTTTCCCAAACGTTGCCGGTAGGCAAGTGCTTCACTGCCATGTTGTATTGCTTTCCTGACTTCATAAAATCGGTAAATTCTTCCTCATTCTTGAAGATTGAGTAAAGAGATCGGCCTCTCCCGTTGTATACCGCATTTTCACAAATACAGGTGCAAGCTCCTTTTCCTCTGCCCATAATCTCCGCTAACTCACGGACCGATGAAGCAGTGTAATCTGTTTCTACGCTGTCGCGGCTTTTCCAATGCACTGCATAGCAGGGTCTGTCAAATTCAGGGTTACGCTTTGGCATTATCTTTGCCATAGCTATTCCTCGTCGAAAATAAGCCAAGGATAATTGATACCCCGGCAGCCGCTCGGTCCGCATCTCAGTTCTTTAATGAATAAAGCCCACTCGCTTAATTTGTGCCCTTTACGTTGCTTCACGATATTTGCTAAAACCGCATAATTTGTTTTCACATAGCGTTTTTGTAAGTAGCTTTCCGGCAAGAGGCGGATGATCGCGTCAAATTCATTTACGCCCTTTGAAAATTTGTACTCTTCAATAAGCTTATTGATATACTCGATGAGATTTTGCATGACACTAATTGCTTCATCTGAACCGGTATCGTAGATTTCAAAATCAGTTAGCTCTAAAGGTTTATGCGTCAATGTGTGCATCGTAGATTCTGAACAGGTCACAGTTCCTACTTTGTATGTGTCAAACTGTTTCCACCAGTAAAGCGGTGCTTTGATTTCCAGATAGACCGGCAGCATTCTTAAGAATTTAGAGTGTTCAGGACCGGCCTTGATGAGCTTAAGCATTAACTCTTTGTCTTTTTCACCGATTTCAGGATCTCCTTGATATTCCCACCAATACGGATCCAATTCAGTATCTGACTTGTCATAACTGCACCAGCTTGAACGGATTGCTTCGATTACAAGCTCCATGTCCCATCCGTCGGCACTTCTCAAAACTTTTACATACATGCTTAATACCCTCTGTCTAAACGGTTATAGTTTTCTTGATGCTTATCCAGATATGCGTAATACACTTCCTCAAAGCTATAGCCAAGAACATCCGCGATGCTTAAAACGTAAGTCACCTTATTCAGTGTTCCCGGTACTTCGGCGATAGTTTCGATGTTTCTCTGCTTTGCCAGTGCCAGATTTTCCCAGCGATAATTAACGCCCGTTTCAGCAGCTAATTTCATAAATAAGGCCGTCCGTTCCTGCTTACTTTCAAAATCTTCTGGATAATTTTCGATTTTGCGATTGTATTCCCAAGACAGCGCAAAATGTAAAGCGTCGGCAATTTCTTCTAATAATTCTCGTCTGTCAGGTTCAGTACATGTGCGTTTCCACCAGCACCATTTTTTCTTACATGCTTGCAGGACTTCCCCTACTTCGCATAAAAAGGCGATATTGATGAGCTTGACACTTGGCTGTACGATACCTAAATCTGAAATGACTTCTTGATCCAGTTCATATTGCTTTTGGTATAAATCCGCAAGCATACCGGTTTTAATTTCCACTTTCTTTTTCCTCTTTCTCTTTCGGACAGGTTTCATAAAAATGAAACCATGCAACTTTCTTTCCCGTTTTGCCGCAAATCGCGGCTTTTTCTTTAGCATCAAAGCTATGACAAGGGCAGCTTTGACAAATGCTTATTGCCTTTCGGACTGTTTTCTTATTCACGCCTGATAGTCCTCATCCTGCTCGCGTTCAGCTAGTACGTCGTATCCGCGAGACATCGCTTTCATGAAAAGCTCAAACACCATTTCTTTCTCGTACGGTCCGCCTGGCATTTCTTGCTGAATTTGATAGAGCATACTGCCTACGCACATACCTACTTGAGAGGTAGTCAAACCGTTGACATGAGCTGAGCAGTCGCCGTTATCATTTACTTCGATTCTTATGTAGCGTTCCATTTTAGCCATTCAGAATTTCTCCACTTTCCGTTAATAATCGGTTCAAATACCATCGCGCTTTTTTCAGATCTTCTGTCTGATTCTTGATTTCATACCGCCACATGTATTTAATGACGTTGCCTTTTAAGAACCCTTTAAAGGCTTCATCGGTCATGCTTGCTTTAATTGCGTCAATGCACTCGATACCGCCCTTACAGTAGTGCTTTGGATGATTCATTTTATCTTCCATCCGTCCTCTTCCTTTCTTTCTATAACTTTTCCATCTACCAGTGAGTAGACAGTACGTGTCCTTTCATCGCAGTTGTAGTGATAATGTTTCGCTTTATTCTCGCGTATCTTTTCGCATTTCGCAGTGTGCTTGATTTCTTCCCATTTGAGCTTGCCTATAAAATTCAGACGATCACTAAGGTCGGGTATATCAATGTCGATATATTCCAATATCTTCATTACTGTGTTTCGTCTTGGAAGCCTGTAGCCGTTTTCTAAGTAGCTGATTGTACTAGGTGCGACGTCCAGTGCGGTGGCAAGTTCAGTCTGTGAGATACCTTCACGCTCTCGAAAATCCCTTACATGCGGTCCTATCAGTGCCGCAAGTTCAAGCTCCTCCGGACTATTCGGTTTTGGAGTTGGCATAGATTTCTTCCAAGGGACAAAAGCTCGCACGATTTAGCACACAGTCCGCGTTGTATTTCTGACTGGCTATACAGTAGCCGATGAGTCTTCTAGGCATACCATCACAATCCTGGTCCCTCTTAATCGTGACTCTTGAAAAGGGACATTCTGAACATGATTTAGGCATTTTTAAATTTTTAATAAGTAACATTCAATTCTCTTTCTGGACCAATGCTCGCGCCGGAAAGAAGCAGTCCGAGGTGGTAACTGACAAGTGCCGGACTGGATTCGATATGATACCCCATGCGTGAATCACACCCACGATATGAAACAGAATAATGTCTATACGTATGTAATTTTAGAAAGGAGGATTAAGTGAGCGCCTTCTTTCCTGCGCCGGCATTGGTCCTTTTACCTTTTTAGAAGGTAAAAATGTAAATCAGCGTTGTCGCGATTGCACATGTGGCAAGGATTGTCCCTACAACTTCAATATCGCTTACGCTCTTCTTTGATTTCCTTGCAACGTGTTTTTCTTTAGTTTCTTTCGCGTTGTAGGCGTAGACAGCTCCCCAGTCGAGATAGTCCGGCTCGCCATCACGCAGTAACTTTTCAGCTTTTCGGTTTTCATTGATCTGTTCCATTAACGTTAAGTCCATTATCCGGACCTCCTTTTTCGTATTCCTGGATGATTTTCTTTTCTGACAGGTGCATGTACTCCAGGAACTTCTTTGTCAGAATGCACCCTCTAAGGTTTTCAAAACCAGACGTTTCAATTTCTTTTTCAATCTCTTTCCGAATCTGCGCGGCTTTGCGATAGCCACAAGGCACACAACGCTGTATGTCCTTTGTGAGCATCCACCCGCGCGTAACCGCCTCATAGCGGCTTTGCAGGACTGTTCCCGCGTCATAATTCATTGTCTTCTCTCCTTTCCTGTTCAGTTATCTGAACTTAAGTCTTAAAAAAATATTCCGCCACTTCTCTGTCTTTAATACCTAAGAGCTTACACGCTTTTTTGATTTCGGTTTGCGACCATTCAGAGCGGTTATTGATCTTAAGGCTAAGCGTAGGACGCGACATATTCAAGGCTTTAGCAAAGTTGTCTAATGTTGAAAATTTCTCAACGATTTTGCCACGCAGCTTATCATATTGGTATGTCACATATCCGCCTCCTTTCGTTTTTGTTCACTTTTCTGAACGCACCCTTACTATAAGCCTAACCCGAAATAGTGTCAATACTTTTGTTTAAAAATCTAAACAAAATGTTCTGAAAACTTAATATTTTGTTGTCTTTTTAAAACGTAGGACATATTATATAAATATAGAAAGAGGTTTTAGAAATGGAAAAATCAAACACTGCGGAGCGTTTGGCCGAAGCGTTGAAAATAAAAAATATAAAACAGGCCGAACTTGTGAGAAGGACTGGTATCCCTAAAAGCGCTATTAGCTCTTACCTGTCTGGAAAATATGAACCTAAACAAATTAACATATCTAAGATTTCTAATGCTTTGGGCGTAAGTGAAAGCTGGCTGATGGGATTTGATGTTGAAATGGATAAGCCGACTAAACCAGGTAATCTGATGGCTTTACCTGAAACCCGTAAAATTCCGATGATCGGTGAAATTTCCTGTGGTACCCCTAAATATGCAGCACAGGAATTTGAGTACGTAGACGGTCCTGTAAAAGCCGACTTTTGCTTAACAGCCCGCGGCGATTCTATGATTAATGCTCGCATCTACGATGGCGATATTGTATTTTGCCACGCACAGGACAGCGTCGAAAATGGCGAGATTGCAGCAGTAATTATCGACGATGAAGCAACGCTTAAGCGGTTTAGACAAGTACAAGGTACAGTGATCCTAAGTGCTGAAAATCCTAAATACCAGGATTTAGTCTATACAGGCGCGCAGATCAATAGTATCCGCGTCATTGGAAAAGCCATATCAGCACAGATAAAGGTCAAATGATATGTCAGTCTACAAAGACGAGAAGACAGGCAAATGGTTTTACACTTTCCGACAAAATGGAAAGCAAATAAAAAAGCGCGGCTTCCGTACTAAGAGAGAAGCCACGCTTGCCGAAGCTAAAGCAAGGAATGAAAAGCCAAAACCAGAAACCATGACATTGGACGAGCTTTATGAGCTTTGGATGGAGGCAGGCAAAGGCCTGAAAATTACTACAAGGCAAAATCGTGAGCGTGTATATAGAAAACAAATACAGCCTTTATTTGGCTCTCACAAGCTCAATACAATCGATTCTAGCGCGATTAAGGCTTGGCAGGATAATTTATCAAGCCAAATTAAAATAAGCTCTGTAAACACTTACAGACGCACATTCAAGGCCCTTATGCTTTTCGCGGTAAAAGGAGGGTATCTTTCCAGTAACCCTTTTGACCTTGTGCCAACTCCAAAAGAACCGAAAAAGCTCGACGATCCTTCTAATTTTTGGGAACCATCTGAGTACCACTCCTTTATGGATAAACGCAGTGACTCGCTTTACGCGGGCGCCTACCAACTCATATGGCTGACGGGTATGAGAGCAGGCGAGGCCTTAGCCTTACAATGGAAAAATGTTGACTTTGATCGTCGTTATATAAGGGTAGTCGCGAGTTATGTCAGAAATGAGATGCTTACCCCAAAGACTGAAAACAGCATCCGCAAAATCTATATGCAGAAATCGTTGTATGATCTGCTTATCGCTATGTATGAGAAAGCGAAAAAGCAGACAGGTTTTAATCAGGGTTACTATGTATTAGGTGACATAAGACCACTTAAATACATCACACTGCAACACAATTTTCAATACGACGTGCGGCAGAGCGGTGTGAAATACATTACACTGCATGGCTTACGACATTCTCATGCTTCACTGCTGATTGATTCAGGTGCGAATGATACACTGGTTGCTGAAAGGCTAGGTCACACCGTAGAAATGCTGCATCAAGTTTACGCGCACGTTTATAAGCATAAACGGAAAGAATTTGAGAATACTCTGGATAAAATCCTGTAAAACGTTGCCATTTTGTTGCCACTTAGCGGCAACACGCTTTAAATAAAGCTATTTTAAGGTATTTAATCATTCTCTATACGAATTTACTTTGATTGCTTTTATGTGTTTTGTATTGCTTTTATGCTTTATTTAAAGCACTTAGTTGTCTATAAACGCATTTAAAAACACAAAGATTTTCTAAAGTGTTGCCAATTTGTTGCCAAACCACAAAAAAAATAAGTCAAGTAATTACTAGAGTTTAAATTTTCTCTAGTAATTACTTGACTTTATTGTTTCTCTAGTATATTCTTTAGTTACAAAATAACTCAAGGAGGACATACAAATGACACAGTTATTCAACGAAAACCAAGATGTTTACTTCGCATTGATGGAAAGCGTTAAAACATACTTAATTGACCGATTCAGCATTTACGTATGGCAAGCCGCTGGTGAAACGTTTGATTTCGAAACCGATTATATTAGATTGCGCAAACACTTGGGCGAGTTAAGAGCTCAAATGAAAATGATAAAAGCATTCACAGGAATCCAAAACAAAGTGTGCTTCAGCAAATACGATTCCATGCTCAAAGAAAAAATTGGAGAAATTCAGTATAGCAAAACATTTGGAATCATTGAAAACGGTGACCGTTTCATGGAAATCGTAGCCGATGTAATCGATGCATTCATGGAAGATTTTGCGTAAGTCGAAACCAAAGCCGCAAGGCTTCTGGTCAAGGAAAAGATGGCAACCTACCTTCTGATGATGACAAGCCAAAAGAAAGAAGAGGTATAAACCATGAAAAAATTAACTGACTACGAAGCTGAAACCCTTGCAAATGAATGTGAAAGCGAAATCCGTGATGAATATGACCTTCCTGACAATTTTGAAGGTGATTGCTATCCAGAAGAAATCAAAGACATCGTTCGAGACTTGACTCTTGGATACACAGAAGAAGAAAAAGCAAAAGAAGAAATGCTCGACATTTTCAGAGGCTCGGCTAAAAGCTACCTGGAAGACAAGATTCGCACAGAAGATGGCGGCATGTATGACTACGAAGAAGTAGTTGGTCTGATGGATGATGAAATCCGTGAAGAGCTGCATCATAAGCTTGCTCCATGCAATAACCAGGTTTTCTTCAATGCTTACGTTTCTGCTCATTCCGAAAAATTTGGCGAAAATTTCGCAGAGTATCTGGACGATGCTGCTTATAACTACAAAGGATAATGAGTCTAAGAAATAATCGAATATGTCAATATTGCGGGAAAGAATTTTATCCATATACGGATGAGGCCAGAATTTGCCCAGAGTGCGCACGAAAGCAAAAACACGATACAAGTATTCCGCGTAAGTGTGTGCGATGTGGAACAGCGTTTATTGGCCATCCAAAATCTCTTTATTGCGAAAGATGCGCATGGGAGGCCGAAAAAGAAGCAGCTAAAAAATATCGTGATGAAGGCCCAAAAAGAAAACTTGGAAGTATTGATAAATGCGAAGTATGTGGAAAAGAATATGTTGTAAAGTCCGGAGCACAACGTTTTTGCAAAGACTGTGCAGAAAACGCTATAAAAGAAAAGTCAAGAAAGCGAAAACGGGAGTACAACAAAACAGTGTATGCAGAAAAGCGTAAAGAAAACCGCGCCCAACGTGTCCGCGTATGTATGTATTGCGGTGCTGAGTATACAGATCGGCATCGGTCTAACTATTGCAGCGATTACTGCAAAAAAGAAGCACAACGCTTATCCCGGGCTTACTGGGATCTCGAAAGAGGGTCTAACCGGGACGTAAAAAGTCTCGAAGAAAAACGACTCAAGTATAGAGAGGAAAAAAGAAATGAAAAAAATCATCAATAACAAAGTCTATGACACTGACACTGCACGTTTTATTTATCATTGGGACAATGACTTGCCGGGAGATATGAACTGGTGCGAAGAGTTTCTTTATCAAAAGAAAACCGGCGAGTATTTCATCTACGGTAGCGGTGGTGCTATGTCAGGGTGGGCACGTTCAACCGGTCAGAATAGCTGGGGAGCAGGCGAGGGCATCCGCCCTGTCACTTTCGAGTACGCTCGTGCCTGGGCGAAAAAAAATATGCCTTATGGCGAATACCGAAAAAATTTTGAAGTTGACGATGAGGAAGCTGGTAAAGTAGCTATCCAGATTCAACTTAATTCTGCTTTGCGTGACCGTATTAAACGTATTGCCGCCAAGCGCGGTGTATCTGTTTCACAGGTCATTGAAGAAGCACTGATTACATTAGAAGAGGAATAAAAAAAAGAACGCAGGTGAAGACTGCGTTCTTTTTCCCTTACCCAAAACTTTCTTTATTCATTTTAAAGAATAAATGTGGGAAAGCCTGAATTTTACAGGGGATTCAAACTTTCCCTGCAATTATTATACACGATTTACGTATAATTTTATACTTTTTTCGCTAAAGGGTCTGCACTAATCCAAATGTTATGAACCATAACTTTGTTATTTGGAATGTCAATTGCCTGAACTGTGCAAGGATCCAGATATACTTTCGCGTTTGTGTTGGCGAGGTAGTTGTCGCACTTGCCATCGCCCGTATCGCTTGCTTCGCTGATGTAGCTCAGCGGTACCCAGTTTTGCAGATCTGGGATGTAGGCTTCCTGCAAAGAAGCAGAAAGTCCGGTAAAGCTAAGCGACTTAGATTTCACTGTGTCGCCAACGTCTAACGTTCCATTAAAATCCCAAGTTTCGCCACTAGTTGCAGTAGTCGTTGTGGTAAATTTCTTCGGACGGAAAGCAGTAGCATAAGTAGCACTGTAAGGCAATTTTGTAAGGTTGAATACCCCGTTTGCTGCACCCTGATTCTGCCCCAGGAAGTAGCCATAAGTACCGTCTACGTCGTGATCGAAAATCGCGATGTGAGAAGATGGTGTCCAGGTTTTATCTACTTTAAAGACAACCAAATCGCCCGGCTGCAAAATTTCCACTTCGGTAAAGTTGTCAAGCGTACCGTTTGACTTTCGGTTAGTCCAAATATCTTTGACGTAGCCAGAAGTCGTGCAATTTGCATAGCCATAGCCGAGGTACTGGCAATACTTGGCGTAACCGTCCCAGCACTGTGCTCCGAAAGCGCCATCTAGATCAAAACCTTTTCCAAGTACCTGATTTTTAAATTCGTTATAAGATGCCATTTTTATAGTCCTCCACCTTTTTTGAAAATAAGATCCTCAATTTCGTCCTTGCACTCCTGCAATTGTTTAGTATGGTTCCCGTCCAGCTCGTGTGACATGAGTGCACACATACTCTTTAGAAGCATCGCGTTTACACGTTCCTGCTCTTTAAAAGAGCTCCAGTCATGAGCGGTCTTCTCAGCTAGACGGTTTACTTTATCCTCGAGCGCATCCAGCCGCTTGGATAAGTCGCGAACTGGATGCGATACACCTTTATAGATGTTTAGGATGGTTAATACAAGCGTTGCCAGAGTGCAGACGAGAGTTAAATTACTCATTATCTTTCGCTTCCGGCAGACCAGTATAAATAGCCTGTCCGAAAGCGATAAGCGTTGCAAGTCCCGCTGTCGAAAGCACTACGGGCCAGTTCACGTCTGTCAATGCGGCCGTTGTTGCGGTAGATGCACAGAAAGACTGAAAGAAAGTTCGATAGGCGCGGATAGCTGCGCATTTAATAAGCTTTTTTGTCTCATCCTTAATCTTGATTTTCATAATCAATCCCTCGCTGCTTTCTAATATTCAATCCCTGTAATTTCCGTAAATTCTTCGGCGGTGATCCAGCCTTTTTCTACGGCATCACGCACGCGGTTTTCTTTCC